ACAAGACATTTACTTAGACGTAAACGTTGATGATTCTGTTACAGCAATAAACAAAAAGCAAGTCCTACTAAATGGTCTTATAGGTGGTGCTGTAGCTCCTGCTTTTAGTTTAGCAGGTAGTGGTGCTAAAAAGCTTGTAGGTGGTTCTTCGTTAGGTGATGCTACAAGAGAGATGTCACTTAAAAAGTTTGCTACTAAAGGCACAGTAGATGCAGGTGTAAGCTTTGAAGCTACAAAAGTTATACGTGATGGATACAAGTCTTGGGCTAAAAAAGTAGAGGCAGGTAAAGAAATACGTGGCAATCAAATGATGCCAGAGGGTTTGATTGGAGAGATATTACTAGGGCCAGATAAAGAGACAGGTCTTGTGGGTTTTTTAAGAAGCAAAGGTATTACAGTAAACAAAGAAACATTTATATCTGATTTTTTAACTGATGTTATACGTGTCATGCCTGATGAAGAGTTTCTTGCAATATCAAAAGACTTTGAAAAAGCTACAGGTCTACCTTTAGGTGATGTCGCCACAGCAAAAGTTAAACTTAGTGACGTTATAGCGTCTTACTCTAGTGGTTTAGGTAGAGAGCTTTCTGTCTTTGCACAAGCTAAAAACAAGCTAAACGCTGGTGTTGTTATGGGTAACGACATTATTAATCAATCACTAGAAAGAAAAGAGATACGAGATGCCCTAGAAGACGGACTACCGGGTTACTTATCTAGAGAGGTGCAACCTAAGAAATTTATGTACCTACAAAACGTATGGCGTAGAACTCTTGTGTCATCTGTGCCTACCACTGCAGCTAACGTGTTTGGCTTTTCACAGTACTACTTAGGACAGGCTGTGGCTGACTCTCTAAATGGTGGTTTGTTTTATGCATACGGTATACTACGAGGTAACACAGAAGCAGGACGTGAAGCAAGGCGTGTAGGTAAAGTTTATTTTCAAGTGCAGGGTGCAAAGTTTAGAAACTTATTAGACCCCTTTACTACACACGATGCTTATATGAAGTTTCTTGATGAAAACAAAGAAATTAAATCTTTGATACACGAGACTGCAGGTGGTACTGGTGTTGAACTTTCCGCTAGTAAGTTTGATATAAATCCTGACAGTAAAGTTTACAAAACTATAGAAAGATATGTAGACGCTGCTACAAAGCTAACAGGTGTTAGAGCACAAGATACCTTTACAAAGTCACAAATGTTTATGACAGAGTTAGATAAACATCTTAGAATAAAGAAGGGTATCAAACTTGCTGATGCAATGCGAGATAACAACCTTAATGTAATAGATGAAGACATAGCAGGTTTAGCTATGGACTCTACAATGAAAAGTGTTTTTTCAAAAGACTACACTACAATAGAACAAAAACCTGTCATACGCAGTGCAGCTAAGTTTGTAGAGAGTATATCTAACTTACCAGTAATAGGTTCTGTTTTACCGTTTGGTAGATTTTTTAACAACACTATAGCTACAGTTTATCAACTTGGCCCTTTGACATTACTTCCTGCAACAGCTAGAATTATGCGAGGTAGAGGCGACATACAAACAATGGAAGCTTTTAGTCGTGCTGCTGTAGGCACTGCTGGTCTTATCATGGCAGCTAGGATGGATCAAGAAAGACAAGACAGAGGTTTAGAAGCTACAGAATTAGATGTAGGTGGCGGCACAGTAATAGATATTAAAAATGCTTTTCCTATGTCTGAGTTTATGGCTATGGGTAGATTAGTGAATCAATTAGGCAGACAAGGATCACTAGGAATATTAGGAAAAAAAATAGATTTACCAGGAAAACCTGCAGAGCCTACTGTAGAGAAAGGTGTGCTACCTTACTACGCTACCACTACTCCAGAGGCGATACAAGATACGCTTGTACAGATAGGTGTAGGTCAGTTCGCTAGAGACATACAATTTGGTAACGACATGAACAGAATTTTAAACATGTTCTTTGATGAAACAAATGGTGAAGCTGGGGTTGCAGAGCTACAAAGAAGAGGTGGTAGCTTTTTAGCTGGATTTACCAGACCTTTTCAAACAGTAGATAGAGCAGTGGGTTTTATACGAGATACAGATATACACAAAGACAAAAGGCAAAAAGCTGTTGTAAATGATCAAGGTGAAGTAGAACTGGTAGCCAGAACAGGAGGAGATATTTTTTCTCTTGAAGCTACACGTTATGTAGATAATATACTAGACATCTTTCGTGATACAAACGAAGAAAACGATTTTACTAACTTGCGTGTTGCCACTAGAGGAGGAGACTTGTACGATCCTAATCCATTAAACTCTATCTTTGGAGTGAAAGTTGTGCCAAGTAAAACTGCATCAGAAAAAGTTTACACTATGGCAGGTTTAAAAGGTTTTACAGCAAGTCGCAGGAGTGGAGTAGCTATGTATGACAGACTGTTAAACGAAACAGTGAGTCCCATACTAGAGAGAAAAGCTAGAGAACTTTTGAGTGACAAGAAGTTTATGCAAGGCACTAATACCTACAGAAGAAAAGAAGTTAAAAAAATATTAAAACAAACTAGAAATGCAGTAAACGAAGCCATGCCGTACTTATCTAGGCATCACAAACAAAACAAACACAAGTACGATGTGATGAATTATGCAGGGGATGGTGAGCAATTTAAAAATGCTAAAAAGCTTTTTCACGATATGCGATTAGAAAAATTGAGAGATGAGGGTGCTACAGAAGAAGAACTTAAAAAGTTAAAAATGAAAACGCCATTAGATATGAACGAAGCAGAGTTAAATCAGTTTAAGGCTATACTATCATACTACAGAGAGATGAAAAAAGAATAAAGTAAAGAGGGGCCATTACAGCCCCTTCTTTTTTAGTTCATCTATAAAACGTTCTAATATAGCTATTAGCTCTTTACGCAACTCCTCTGGTTCAGCTTCTCTCTTTCGCAGATCAAGAAACTTTTTTGCCTCCTCTTCTAGATTTGTTTTACGCATTTCTTGGTAAAGCTACGCAAAAAGACATAACATATGCAGACTCATTAGGTTTAGTACCCTCTAGATTTTTCTTTAATTCAACAGAGGCTTCTTTACAAGCATCGTAGTTGTTATACATCTGAGGTTGACTTTGAGCGTAGTGAACACCTTCGTTAAACAATACAAAGATCAGTATCCATTTCAAGGTTTCATAGCCTTAAAATATTCTACTACGTGCTCTGCTACTATCTGCTTTCCTGCTTCATAGGTAGGTACAATTACATCCTCTACTACACCTACACCGATTACAAACGCTAAAACTTCTATCATAGACTTTCTCCTTTATGTTATGTCTACTACTTCACACACATCACCAGAGCAAGCCATCGTTTGCATTGCTAGAGTGTTGTCTTCTTGTTCATACTCAGAAAGCTTAGACCAATCTATCTTCTTTGGCATGAGGGATTTTAATTTTTCGTAATCATGCTTACCACAGTCCTGATATGGGGCTTGCTGATAAGTATGATCTGAGTGTGGCAAAAAAGATACACCTGACATTTCATCGAAGTGCTCGTACACAAATGCACCTACTGCCATCCACTCTTCGTCACGCACTGTGATAGTCACACTAGGTTTGTGCTCACACCAGTGACGTTGATATGTAAGCCATAAGTCTAGCTGTTCTATAGCTGTCATGTCATCTCTAGTTACTGCACCATTAGGTGACTTCACAGGAAAACTAAACACAGTGGTTGTGTCACCTTTGAATACACACGGTTCGCTAGGTATGCCTTGATCTTTCATAAACTGAGTGAGGGGATCTTTGTTATCACCACGTACAGTACGGATGTAATATGGAGAGTGCCTAGCGTGTATACCACTTGCGGAGTCAACCAATTGGGAGACTGTCCCTGACGGTTTGACGCAGCTAATCGCAGCAGAGGGCGGTACATCAAGACGCCTAGCAAGTTCAGCGTTAGTAGAAATGGCGACATTCTTTAGGTGCTCCAGTGTTTTATCTAAGCCTTGGTTCTTGTGTGTCATAAGACGGTTATCCATAATACCTGTTAGCGACACTCCCAACAGCCTTTCCTCTTCAGTATTTCTCTGCCACACTTTCCGCAAGTAGGGAAACTTAGTGTATGTAGACTGGATAGTTCCCAGAATTGTTGCCATACGGACTTTGCGTTCAAGATCATCAACAGTGTCTGTAGCACGTACAACAACTTCTGTAAGGTTGCAGAACTGATAAGGACGCAATATAATTTCGCTGCATGGATTAGTCCCAAAATGATACGCAGAGTCTCGTCTACCATTCTTTGCAGCTTGTTTAATAGATGCATAACGATTAAATACTCCTCTCTCTCCTGACTTACTTTCAACTAGGGCAAGCCACTCACGCATAAACGTTTCCATGTCAGGCTTCTCAGTGTACGCTACAGAATTATTAGCTAACGCACGATGTCCTGCAGTCTCCCACCACTGTCCTGACTTAGCGTGTCGCATACGATCATCACTCAAGTTAGACAAAGAGATCATTGCACTACGGCGTACACCACCTACAACTACTATCTGTCCTACAAAGCACATAAGATCGTGACACTCTATGCTAGACAGCTTGCGTCCTTGTGCATTCTTAAATGTCTGTACTGCAAAGTTAAAAAGTTCTACTAATGGTCCTGGTCCTGATGCCCTGCCACCAAAAGTTTTAAGTCTTGCACCTGCAGGACGTACACGAGAGATGTCCCACTTAGGTATCTCACCAGCCCAAAGGAGTGCCAACAATTGTCTGAACGCCTTAGCCCATCCCTCCTTGCTGTCCCTTACAACAATAGTGGTATCGCTCTCGAAGAGAGTAGGGACTTCAGGGAGCTTACTGATGTACTGCCTCTCAACACTGAATCCGACACCAGTGCCACAGAGGAGGATGAACATAGCCTCATCGAAGGATTTAGGGTCATCTACGGGTAAGTAACTACAGTTGTAGCCTGCAGTATTATCACGCTCTAACGCTGGACCAGCAGTCATCATAGCTCTCATGGATGGCATAACTTCTAAGTTAAGGATAGCATCTCGTATGTTGTTTACGTAGCTATCATCACCTAGCTTGGGACGTACTACGTTATCCATGTAGCGCTCTACTGTGTCGCTCCAAGACTCACGCCCTTTGCCATCAAAGTATTTAGCGTATCGTGACTTATGTATAAAGGACTGATAGTCCGTAGGTAAATAGTTATCCATTATCGTTTGTCTCCGCTTCCCTTTAGTGTCCCTCTTTTCTCACGATCCCGTAACTTTCTTAGATTATTATTTGCTACCTGTCCCAGATCTACATTTAGATCACGGCACAATGCTGCAATGTACCACAGACAATCCCCTATCTCATCTGCAATAGCCTCACGATCAAAGTTACCATCACGTAAGATCTTCTTTACTTTGTTAGCTACCTCCCCTGCTTCAGCAGCTAGACCCAGCGCTGGGTAGATTACTTGGTGCTTTGCTCCATAGATAGCAGTGGATGCTGCCATGTCTTGATATTCGTTCATAAGATAATCTGCATCGTTGAATCTTTTAAAAGCATCAATATCGTCTTGACTAATCATCTTACCATCTCTCCTTTACATTTAGATTGTCTAGTTCTATATCGTCAATATCGTGAAAAGTGTTGCGTACCAAGTCATATATATCGTCCTCATGTGCTTCTTCTACAGAAGAAAATATATTGTTATCTTCTTGCACCTTCAATACAAATGTAACACTAAACTTTTTCTGTATCATTTGTGAAACTCCATCCACCGTTTTCTCATCCTTTGTAAGTACCATATTGCCTTGTCTATATCCTCTAGTCCGTTTTTGTATTCGCAACGCCACATATACTTTAGTACGTTAGCTGCTTGTGGTGCTATATAGCCTGACATATTTTCTGTCATGGCTTCTATTGCATCTATGCACTCTATACCTGCTTGGTTGTAGTGTATAGGTTTGTTTACTGGATCAACATCAGTCATGCATTGCCTTCCGTTTTAGTCCACCTAGTAAGTCTAACAACTTTACCATTAGTCCCTTCTACCTTTTCATATAGAGTTTCATTTTGTTTTTCAAGGCTTACTAGATAATCTCTTCTGTCTGCTACTGCCTCATACAAACCTTCATCCTCTTGAGCCATTGCTAGAAACGTACCCATCAATGTAGCCAGATGAACTAAGTAAGACATAGTTTCTATATCTGTCTGTGACATTGCACCACAAGCCAAGCCTGTTTCTAACTCGCCTGTCCACTCTCCGTTTTCATCGAAGCTTGCAGGTCTAAGAATCATTGCTACTTCGTCATCTTTCACAACGTAAGGCATTACACTTTCCTTTTCTCACCTTTAAATTCTATGTACTTCTTTCTTGTTGGTCTTCCCTTTTCTTTTAACCAGGCTTCTGGTATAACACGATGCGCCCAAAGAAACTCGTTCTTGTCACACCAGTTGTAGTATCTTGACTTAGCGCCTTTGTACAGCTTTGACATAGAGTTACTGAACACAAACCGTATATCTAACTCAGGGTGTTGCTTACGTATCTCCATGTGCTTTCGTCTGTCCTCGCTATCAAAGATACCTTTGGTTTCTATTATTATACCGTTGTCCAAAATAAAGTCAGGTGTGTAAGTTCTGTACCGTAGGTCTTCCCACTCTATCTTTAGAACCTCATACCTGACTCTAGTTTGATTATCTTTTAGGAACGCAGCGACTTCACGTTCTAGCCCACTGCGATACCTTCTGGAATTATGACGCCTCTTCTGTGACATCCTCGTTCTCTGTTAAGGATTGTTTGACACGAGATGCTAAGATCTCACCTACTGTTTTAAGTGTGCTTAACTGGTAGGTAAGCTGGCGTTGCATGTTTGCATTGTATTGCAACTCTGCTACCATATTGTTTTGCTCCTCTGTAAAGTCTTCTGTATCGTACTCTACTTCATCAATTACTACTTTTGTCATTATCTATCACTCCATAAACTGACATATTCTACTGTTGGTGGTGTTAGCTTTCCACTATATACCTGAGAAGGTAACGCTCTAAGTGTAGGCCAACATTTCTTTTTGTGTGAGCAGAAGCTACACACCTTTGCTAGTTTGCGGTTGCCACTGGCTTTGCCACGATACGTTTCTGGCTCTGAGTCAAAGCAACGCTCAAAGGGTTCATCTTTATCTAAGTAATCATAGGTATCCTCTATCTTTTTTAACACTTCTTTTTTGTCTGCCTCAGAAGCTGACACGTACTTAAAGTCACCGTTGCCTTTGTTAACTACCCACCAACCACCTACGTCTTTACCTGCAGCAGTAGCGTACCCTACAAGCTGTGACACGTAACCAAACGAGTCACCTTTGTTTAAGCTGTGGAAGTCTTCAAACTTATTTTGAAATGACCAAGGTGATGCAGACTTTACATCATCTACTTTACCGTCAAGTATCATGTCGTACTCACCAGATATCTCTGCTTTGTTTGACAGCTTGAGCGTCACGTTATCGTTATCTTCAAACTCTGTGCCTGATGCTCTGAGCAATCCTTTAAACACAGCCTCAACTATATCACCTATAATCATGTTAATCTTAAATGATGCAGGTAGAGGTTCTGCGTTCTCAGGTTTGTTCTTATCAAACCATAGCTGGCACTTAGGACGCCCTACATTTGACATCCTAACTTTAAACTTTCGTTTCTCAGAGTTAAACTGTTTATGTAGGGCTTCTTTAATATCGTCAGCTACCTTGTCAATAACTTCCTGTGACATCCCTGCTTTACCATCAATAGATTTTCTCAGGTAAGAGTGCACAGATAGTTCAGCAGGGTGTTGCATTATTCAAAGTCCTCCAAGTCTACGATGTTAGATACGATCTTAGATGACTCACTATCAAGTTTCTCTACGTGTGTTTCATCCCATTTATTTAAGATGTAATCGTTTTGATTCTCAACGTAAGCGACAAAATCTTTTAGTGCTTCATTGTCTGACTCTGTAAGAGCAACCATCTCACCTAGTGAGGCTTGGAAGACTGCATACTTACTGCCGTTAGGCATAGCTCTAACATCACCTCTAACTTTTATAAGGTGTTCAACTGGAAGTATACGTTTAGTTTGTAACTTTTTTATTACATTGTCAATAGACTGTAAGCTTTCACGATTTTTTATGTCAGCTATAAAAGGAACTTCACCTTCATATCCTACTACTGGCTCACCACCCTCCACAAAAGGCTCAGAGAAGCAAGCCATACCCATGTAAACTTTAATACGATCAACGCTACGTATAATATCTTTTGTAGCTTCAGGTAAACCGTTGAAGTCTTTGATGTAGCCTGTAGGTCTACCTAAATTAAACGTACCCAAAGTATCTTTTAAGTCTGCATTTAGGTTAGTTGACATTACAGATCTGTGAAATATACGGTTTTCACTGTCATACTTCTGCCATCGTTGTCTTTGTGTAAAGATACGCAACTCTATTTCACGAGAGTAGAATACCTCTTCACCTCTTTTAATCTTAAACACTGGTGAGTTTGCTACTTTACCATCAACAGCCTCTTGAATAACAGTCGATGTGATCCTGTATAAATTAGAACTACCTCCACTGCCCTCTGCAG